CCGCGGCACTCAAGGCCCTCATCATCGAGCACAAGGCCGACATCGTCTTTGTCGACCCGTTGCTCTCCTTTGCCGGCATCGACGTCTCCGACCAGGAGCAGGCATCCAAGTTCCTACGCCATGACCTCGCCCCGATCCTCCTCGAGACAGGCGCCGTGCTCGTAGCCATGCACCATACCGGCAAACCTAAGACCTCTGCCGACAAGGAAGGCCACACTGTCGCCGACTTAGCCTATGCGGGCCTCGGCTCCTCTGAGTTTACTAACTACTTCCGCGAGGTCGCCGTGCTCTTCCGCTGCCAAGGCGAGGAGCCCATCTACAAGTTCGGCCTGACCAAGCGCCGTGGCCGTGCCGGCCTGAAGGACGCCGCCGACCAGTTTAAGTCCGAGATTTACATCCGCCACGCCGCCCAGAAGGGGGTCATCCGCTGGGAATACAGCCAGCCCCCCTCCCAGGGTGCCACCGACCCAGCCCCAAGGCATAGCGATTCCCGCCCCGCTAAGGGGTCTACAGGGCGTTTGAACATCAACTGAGGGTAAGTCACCCAACCCCCACCTATGACCCCCCTCGCCCCACCCGCTCAACATCCCACTCAACATCCGTCCTTACCTAAAGGTAAGGGTACTACGGGCTTACCCCCTGCGCTTACGCTAGGGGACGCCCTTGTGTGGGAGGCATCAGTGACATGAAAAGGAACCTCACACCCAGTCAGCTGAACTACCTAGCCAAGAAGCGCTGGTGGACTAAGGTTCGCAAAGCCGCCTGGGCAAGGATGCCGGAGAAGATGGAAGCCATCCGTAAGCAGGCCACCGTGAAGGCAAAGACAATCAAGGACGAGAAGAACGATAGGATCAGGGAAGCCATGAGTGCTTGGCCTAGCACGATGAACACCAGCCAACTCAGGGAACACATCCTCAAGGACTTCACCTATGACGGTAAGGTCTCATCCCTCATCTGGCGTATGCGTCGGCATGGCATGATGGAGTTTAAGGTCGACGGCCTGTGGCATAACCTTTGCCACTTGCCCGCTGAGTAACATCCTTACCAAATGGGCGCGTGACTAAGGCCACAGTCAACGACCTCACGGCGCCGCACAGTGAGGCCAAGTCGTTCGACGCATGGTTCTTTGCGCAGCCGAAGAAGGTGCAGGATAAGATGCGAGAGTCCGGCGTGCTGCCCTACCGCGAGATGGTGCAGTCTAGGCACGTGTTCAACATCGACCCTAACCATCCATCCTGGGCGACCAAGGACGGTGACAAGGAACGCACCGAGGTCGACGCGTTCATCTCACGCGATCATGTCGGCGTCATGCTCAAGGCGTTCATGGATGCGCTGGCCTGCTCCGATCAGTTCCACTTCCGCCGGCACGTCGAGCTGATACGCTGGGCGCTGTCTCTCCCTGGTTGTCTCGACTCACGCACCATCGCCCGGATGTATGGACGCTCGCACATCTGGGCACAGAAGCGTGCGCGTCAGATACGATCGACGGTAAACGGTGACGCGTGCGGCCTGTTCCCGCATATCAATTCACGCAGGGATAAGCACAAGATGCCGCGACGATGAATAAGGCCCATAACCCCCCTCTAAGGAGTCTCCTAGACCCCCCCATACCTGTCTCGTGGCCCGACACCACGACCCTGAAGTGCATGGTCACTGCATCAAAACACCCTGTTGACAATGAGACCCTCTGATTTGAAAAGCCACCAGCTTGCGGTTCTTGCACGAGCTGAAAAAGCCAAGTTAGACGCGGCAATTGTCGAAGCCTACCTTCGTCATGGCACGATCCATGAGACGCGTAGGGTTTTCGACTTTACGTACTCACGCGAAGTAATCCGTAAGGCCATCAGCAAGGCAGGCGTTTACGACAAGTGCAAGCGCGACCAAAGGCTAATAGCCAAAGCCAAGATTAGGACTATCAAGCCAGCATCAAACCATGACAAGGTAAGTAAAAAATACCGCTCTGAACTTGAGATGCAGGCGCACGTTTCTCAAATGTTTCAAGACAACGGCATTAATTATGAGGCAGAAGTTAAGGTTAACGGCTGCGGAATGCGAGCTGACTTTACCGGAAGCAATTGGGCAATTGAGACAAAGAAAGAATGCACATCTCAGGGCATCATGGTCGGCATGGCCCAGTGCCTGGTCTATCGTCGACACCTAAACAAACGCTTCACCTGCATCCTGCTCCCTGACGATCTTGAGCCAGCGGCCTTCTACGTGAGTGAGTGCCTATCCTACGGCATCCCAGTCATTAAGATGTCTCAGCTTATCTGGTGGGTGAACACCGTCCAAAACAATGCCCAGCCAAACTGAAATCGCCGAGGCCCTTGGCCTAACGCGTCAGCGCGTTTCTATCCTCGTCAAGAAGGGTATGCCCATCGACTCGGTCGAAGCGGCAACCGCTTGGAGGCAGACGCAGGAGGACGCCCGGGTAAGGCGTGCGCCGACGGCACCTGAGCAGCTCGACGACGGCTCTCTGGCTGACACGATCAGCGAGCACCGTGCCCTAGTCGGTAGGGCTCGCGGCGTCTGGCAGGCGGCCATGGAGCAGGGCGATCCACACCAGGGCAAATACCAGTCAGCCTACAACGCCTCGCTCAAATCGCTTGTGCAGTTGGAGGCCGAGCAGGAGAGGCGCATCATTCTCACCAAAGACTTTATCAGTGCTAAGGAAGCAGCCGAAGCCATGCGGGAACTTGCCTCGGGCGTGGTCAACCGTCTCGACAAACTCGCCCTCGACGTGGCCGAAGGGTGCAACCCCGAGAACCCCGCCAAGGCCGTGAAGGTGCTTGAGGCTTGGGTGCGCCGCGTGAAGGCCGAACTCTCCGCCGTCGATGAACAAGAGTGACCTGCTCCGCATCGGGCGGGACGTGCTCAAGCCTTCGGACTCGGGCGACATCGTCGACTGGCTGGAGGACAACGTGCACGCCATCCCTGACTCTCCGATGCCCGGGCCATTCCGATCGGAGCGGACGCCATGGATTGCGGAGGCGCTGCGGATTGCCGCCGACCCAGAGACGAAACTGCTGACCATTCTTGCCAGCATCCAGTCGGGCAAATCGCTCTTCGCTCGTCTGTTCACTTGCCACATCATCGCCAACGCTCCGGGCCCGACGATGGTGCTCCAGGCTACGGACCCCGAGGCCAAGGACTTCGCCCTGCGTTACCTCCGCCCGGTGTGGGCCAACTGTCCGCCGGTGAAGGACCGCATCTCGCTCGACGACATGGACCGCTCGACGACAACTGACTTCGACCGCATGACGCTCTACTGCCGCGGCATCTGGAACGAGGCGAACCTTCAGCGCTTGTCGCTACGCTACACTATCGCCGACGAGTGTTGGATGAGCCCGCCCGGTCACTTGGCCGAACTCAGCGCGCGCGTCACGGCCTTCGGCTGGATGGGCAAACGCATCTTCATGTCTCAGGGCGGCAAGGCGGGTCAGGAGTTTCATCAGCTGCACGAGACGACCGACCAACGTGACTGGAACTTCCGCTGCCCAAAATGCGACCACCTTCAGCCCTGGGTGTGGGAGCAGATCAGGTTCCCCGAGGACGCCAAGGTCAGCGGGTCGTGGGACTTGCACAAGGTCAACGCCGGCACGACCTACGAGTGCGCGTCCTGCCGCACCTTGCTCCCTGACACCAACGCCACCCGCATCGAGGCCAACGCCCGCGGCACGTTCATCGCCACCGCCGCATCGGTCAACGCGGGCCACATCGGCCTGCACTGGAACGCCCTTGCGACGATGAGCTGGGGCGAGCTCGGTGTGCTGATGCTCAAGGCCAAGGAGTCGGTCGACCAATACGGTGACGATAACGCCCGGATGCAGTTCAAGCAGAAGCGTCTGGCCATGCCCTGGTCAGAAGAGGGTGGCGAGATGGTAAGCACCGCCGAGTCAGCCAACTACAAGATGGGCGACGCATGGGACGCCGAGGCCATGATCTCGCCAAAAGGCCGGGTCATCGAGCAGACGGACGCACCGCAGGGGAGCATCGCCTTTCGCACCATGGGCGTCGACGTTCAGCGTGGCCACTTCTGGGTGGTCGTTCGGCGCTGGGCTAAGACCGGGCAT